TCGCGGGCTTCGTTGCCTTCGTGGTGAGCGCCCGCCGCGATGATTTCGGCGAGCTGGGCGGCGAGCGTTCCCAGCTTGTCTGCGATCTCTTGGTCGCCAGGGTCGTCGCCCTCCTGGCGACCCTCGACGACGAACTGGCGCTGCGCGGCGCGGATCATGTCGAAGGCCGCGGCGAGAGAGCCGATGCCGTAGCTCATGCCCTTGTCGAGCGCGGCCTCGGCCTCCTCGATGGCCTCGCGGGCGGCCCAGACCTTTTCGGATTCGGACGGCGGGCCTTCGCCTTCGCCGACCTTGTCCTTCCAGGCCGCGATGATCTTGCGCTTGATGCGGGCCGCTTGGTCGGCCGAGTACTTGCCGGAGTTCGAAGGCTTGTTGATGTAGGACCACGCCGCTCGAACATGGTCGGCCGTGTCGATGGGATATCGCTTCTTGCCGTCCTCTTGGTAGCCCGGATCGGCGTATTCGACATTGCCGTATGGCTTATCGCCCTCTCCTGGCGCGTCGCCGCCCTTCTCGACTCTTGGCCCGCCGAAGCCGAGCGCCGCGATGATCTTGCCGAGGACCGAGGGCTTGATGACGATCGCCTCCTCGGCGGCCGCAAACTTGCGGACTTCGACCTCGCCGCCGGCCTTGATGATCTGGAACGTGGCGTCTGGCAGGCAGGGAAGGTCAACCAAAGAAATCTCGATCGGGTCGGCCGTGTAGCGTTGCAGGCCGGTGCCCTCGTCCTTCCAGCGGCGGACGTAGCGGCCGCCCTGCGAAAAGCCGGTGTAGACGCCCTCTGTGCATTTGCGCCATGCGTCGTCGTCGACGATCTTGGCGGCGACTTCGATCTGCTTGTCGGAATCATTGAACGCGATCGAGGTCAGCTTGCCGGCCGCCGAGTTCGTGTGCATCTCGCGGACGTTGCCCTTCGACCGGCCGTCCGTGGCCTTCTCGATGTCGGAGGACCATCGCTCGAAGTTCGGCTTCGTGGTTGCGTAGTCGCAAATCTCGCCGTCCCGATCCGGCTTCTCCGCGGTCGCGAGGCCGTAGACCGTGCGCTTTTCGACGTCGATCTTCGTGATCGGGATAAAGAGCGCGAGATCGTTCATGGCGTCGGTTCCCTTTTTGCTGGACGCCCACATGCCGTGACACTGGCCGAGGGCCTGATCCTGTGACTTGCCTTCGCCCATGACCTCGGGGACACATCGGCTGATGTAGTCGGATTTCTTCTCGCCCTTGCGCGGCTTCGGCATCACTCCTCCTCCTCGTCCGGAGCGGCGACATAGGTGAGCGCGCAGCGGCAATGCGGGTGCGCCGTCGGCGCGTCGTCGCCGGAGGAAAAATCGTCGTCGAGCGGGATCGGGCCGTCGTCGCGATTGTCGAGGCAGTCCTCGCAGGCCTCCTCGTCCGCGACGAGCCACTCCTTGTAAGATTGGACGTCCAGCTCGTCGCGCGCGGTCTTGGCGCCGGCGAGGCCGCCCTGGCTGTTGGCGTCGGCGATCTCGGTGTTGGCGATGAGGAGCGCGCGCTTCTCGTCGAAGGCCCAATGCTCCTCGAGGTCGTCCGCGATCTCGTCGCGGGTCTTGCCGGCCTCGAGGTCGTTGGCGATGGTCGTGCGGATGCCGTCGCGGGTCGTCTCGTCGACGCCTGAGATCAGCTCGCCGACGTTGTCCTTGGCCCAGGCGACGGCCCGCGTATTGATGCGGTGAAAGAAATCCTCGCGGTCGGTGTTACCTATTTGGGCGGAGGCGTGCCTACCGCTTTCGGCGTAGACCTCGCCCATCGTGTCTTCGAGATGGCCCTGCTCGTCCTCGGGAACGACGTCGCCGAGCCACTCCTCGACCGTCTGGTCGCTGATGTCTTTGAGGTCCTTCGTATCGTCGGGCTTCGTCTCGTCCGGCTCATCGGCCTTCCGTGTAGGCCGGCGCAGTTTTGCGAGGACGCGCTCCTTCTGCTTCCGGAGGCCGGTGGCAAAGGTGCTCCTCAAGGCCGTAACCGCGCGATGCGTGGAGTCGCGCGGATGGTCGAGCGTGGCGATGCGCCGCGGCGGCCGGTTGAACTTCGCGAAAGGGCTGTCCGGCGGGCCGGCTCGCTCCCTTTTCGATGCCGGGCTTGATGGCGTTCGGGTCCTGGGGGTCCTTGCGCGGGTTGCGTCCGGAGCGCTCGCCGATCTGGACGCCGCCGCCTGGGCCGCCGCCTGGGGCCGGCGGAGCAGTCGGCGGCGGCGTCGCGATGATGTTGTCGAGCGTGCTGACGTTGTTCCCGTTCGCGACCGTGAGGACATCGCCTTCGTCGATCGGCTCGAGGCCGAGCTCCTCGCGGGTCTCGTTGCGGGTGAGGACGCCGGCGTTCAGGTAGATCTGATGAATCTGGGCTCTTTTTAATTGATCCACTTCTGGGTTCGGGAGCCAGCCGAACTCGATGTCGTCGAACCCGAAACCGATCATGGAGTCCTGAATCAGGCGATCCATGATCTGGGTCTTGTACCAGGCCATCAAAGGATACAGACCCTCCTCTTCGGCCTGCTGCGCGGCGCTTTCCGCGGTCGCGCGATTCATGCTTCGGATGAAGGGCTGCGGGCTGATCGAGTAAGCGAAGCAAACGATGCGGGCGAGCCACTCGTCCCAGTCCGCTTTCAAAGCGTCGCCGTTCGCGTTCTTGATGTCGAACGGCTTCATGCCGCCGGGAAAGAAACGGACGCGCGATTTCAGGAGGACGTTGCCGGCCATGAGAGCGTCAAAGTGCGCCTGGAACACGGCCGTCTGCTCGGGAGTCCAAGAGTCTGGGACCGTGACGACCAACTCGGGCATCGTGCCCTCAGACCAGAATCCGGCGACATACAAAGCCTTGCGAACGCCGGCCGAAATCTCGATGAGAATCTGCTCGGTCGGCGGATAGCCGTACACGGGCATCTGCGGCCGCGGCCGCATCGGCGTGTACAACAATTCCGTCTCATCGAAATTCGTGAGCGGCAGGCCTTTCCTGATCTGCTGGAAAGCGGGGTTCGGATAGTCGGGCCGGCGCCCGGCGTCGTCGACGAGCGGCTTGATGGTCGCGCCGTCAAGGACCTCGATCGCGAGCGGCAAGCCGCCCATCGAACGCCACACGTAGAGCGAGGGCGCGTCGATCACCAGCATGTCGTACAGGAGCATCCTGGCCCAGATTTCGTAGCCTTGTTTCCCGTCGGGCCGCTGAAAGAACTCATGCAGCTGGTTCGTGTGCTTGTTCTTCGACCTGGGCTTGTCGCGGACCTGGATCGTCCAGGGAATCCGCATGATCTGGTCGATGCGCGTTTGGATCACGGTCGAGAGGATGCCCCAGCTCGAGGCCATCGCGCGCAGCTGCGCGAAGAACGACGTTCTGGGCGGGGTAAAGTCTAAATTGAAGCCGACGGGGTAATCCCACTCGACTGGCCCGAGATAGGCGCCAAACGGGCGGACCGGCTGTTGCGGGCTCCACCAATTACGCGGGTCGAGCGCGATCAGCTCCGGCGCGGGCGAGGGCCGCGAGACGTTGTCGCCGTCGATGGCTGGCCCGACCTGATTGTGGGGCGGCGGCGTGACTGCGTTCCTGGGCGCGGTCGCCGGCGATGGCTGGTAGCCGAACGTCCCGGGCGGGTTGCGGAGCGCCGCCGGCGAAAGCGGGTCGTAGGTCGAGGCCTTCGCCGCTCCTGCTCTCCAACTCATATGGCGTTGCCCGAGCCGAGCGAGATGCGGAGCGTGGTCGTCGCGCCGCCGATGGCCGCGACCGCGCCCATGCCGCGGACGTCGATCATCCTGGCCGCGCCGGCGGGGATCGAGAAATCGGGGTCGCCGGCGATGACGGTGAGGCCGGCCGTCGCGGCGCCGAAGCGCACGAAGGCTTCGCCCGAGCCGCTGTTCGTGACGAGCGCGACCATCGCGCTCTGACCTGCCGCCGGGAAGGCGACGACCTGGGCGGTCGTCGTCACGGCGACGCTGAAATTAGCCTTGGCGAGCCAAGGTGCGATATCGGCCATGTACTTTTCCTCCAGGCGCTCGGCCCAAAGCCATTTCTGGATTGTTGAGGTCGCGCATCCGCACTCGATGGCGATCTCAGATTGCGTGAGGCCCTGCCGCGTCAGGTCGAGAACGCGCGGAATCAGGGCGGCGCGATCGAGCCGACCCTTGACCGAGAGTCGGCCCATCGCTCATGCGCCGTTGCCGTTGCTTCTGCGCATCGGGAAGCCGGCGCTGTTGAGGATGATCGGCCGCTGTCTTTTGTTGACCTCGTTGATACAGAGGGCGAGCTGCTGCGTGAGCGCATAAGCCGCCTGTATCCCGATCGCGACCATGTGCTGCGTCGGCAGACCCGGGTCGAACGTGATCCCGACCTCCTTGGCGTCGCTCGAGAGGGCGACCTGCATCGAAGCCGGTCGATGAATCGAAGGGTCGTCGGCGCGCGTCGTCCCGGTGCGCGGGTCGTTCTTGTCGAGGATCTCCTCGCGGACCTTTGCTTCACCCATTGGTCACATCCAGAGTTCATCGAGAAGGTCGAGCGCGAACATGGCCACGCCGACGATCGCGTCGAGGATGACGAGCATGTGAAAGACGAGGAGCGCGATCATCAATGAAACCTCACTCCGAAGCCGGCGCAGGCGGGATGCCATGCCGAGATTCCGTCGCTGACTCTTGTTTCACCGAGGGCTTGCCCGCAGCCTGCGCAGACGAACGCGCGCGGCTTGTGGGCGTCGACGGCGCGGAAGTACATTTCGGTCAGCTCGTTGCCTTGTGGGCGTGGCGGCGGGATCGGCGCCCAGGGCTTGTCGAACGAGATGCGGATCGGCTCGACGTCATCTTGGATCTCGCCTGCCAGGCGGGCGAAATGCGCGATCCACTCGTCGGCCGAGGACCGTTCGACGAGGATGTTGAACGCGCCGGCTGCGGCGTCGATCTGGTCGTCATGGGCGCCGGCGGGGAAGACCTCGGCCTCGGAGAGAAAAGCCTCGTTCCAGGGGCCTTCGACGAGGCGGACGTTGCCGGCCTCGGCCTGGGCCGCGAACGGAGTCGCGCGGACCTGTTTCGAGCCGGTGACGCGGTCCTCCTTGACGATCTTGACGACGAATCCGCCGAGCTTGCCCGCTATGTATCCCGCCTGCATCTTGCCCGCCTGTCCGGCGTCCTCGGGCAAGCCGACGATGACGCCGCGGCCGTAGCGCGCCCGGTCCTGGGCGGCGTAATTGAGGATCGCCGCTTCAACGACGTTCGGCGTCTCGCGGAAGCGTTCGACATGTTCAATATAGACGATGCCTGAATCTTGATCGCGCGCGAGGAGGGCGCCGACCGTCCAGTCGGGATCGTTGCCGCCGATCTTGCGGGTTCCGGCCAAGTCCCATTTGCGGACCCGCCTGCAGCGCAGCGGCGCGGCGGGAACGATGTCGAACCATCGCCGCTTGAGCATCCCGCCCTCGCGCGGGG